CAGTGACCAACGTACCCAACACCGCAGCAAATGCAGCCTCAGCGCACACGAACTTGCAGCCGTACATAACCCTTAACTACATCATTAAACACGACTACGTTTAGAGATGCGGTCTAGCCGTTGGCTGATATTTGCTCCAGTAGCAATCTTGGCGTTGTTTGCACAATCTGCTAAAGCAGATTTGCTAGGTGATTGGACTTACAGTCAGTCACAAGATTGTGGTGGCTCAATAGAGGTAGTTGACAACATCATCACTTTGCATGGTCCTGACTATAATGGTTGTAGTGGTGGGGCTCATTGGGTGCAGATTTCCACAACTGTGCCTGCCGATGTGAACACAGTTGACTTTGATTGGTCGTATCAAAGCAATGATGGCTGGGTTTATGACCCGCCACAGTACGGTATCAATGGGGTTTACACCTTGATTACACAAGTCAACACTTCGTCAGGAAGCTTGTCCGTTCCCGTTCTTGAGGGTGACATTTTTACCTTCCGTCAATATTCGATAGATACCTGTTGTCAACCTGGACATCTTTCTATTAGTAACCTTTCGTTGTGGCAGTTTACTGCAACAACTACAACTAGTATCCAAGTGGATACGACCATACCTACGGAGTCAACATGGGAATCTACAACAACATCCACGATTCAGGAGACGAGCACTTCTACTATTGCACCCTCTACGACTGTTCCTGTGGAAGAAGAATCAACTACTACGACACTTCAAATAACGACCACACTCCCGCCAGACACGACAGTAGTACAAGAGACAACAACGGTTCTTGAGCCAGAAACAACAGAACCAATTGTAACAATTCCATTAGATACTTTACCTCCTGACACAACGGTACCTGACACAACAATACCTGACACTACGTTACCGGATGTGGTTGATGAGCTACCTGAAGAAGTTGTGCAATCCATTTTGGACTCCGTTGAGACTGGTGAACCACTTACCGAAGAACAATTTGACTCTGTTGTGGAGGCTTTAGCCGACCTAACAGAAGAACAGGCAGTAGAACTTATTGACCAAATATTGGACACAGAGGTCACTTTGGAACAAGCAACAGAGTTAGCTTCTAACCCAGATGTGCTTGCTGTAATTACGTTTGAACAAGCAGAAGAAATCTTCGACACCATTGATGTAACCGAATTAGATAACACCCAGTTGGATGAACTTGTTGATGCGGTTCAGTCAGCGCCCACGCAGGTGCGTGAGGCGTTTGAAGACCAAATTAACGTCTTTGATGATGGTTTGGGTGATTATGTCCCTCTTGGCTCTACCGTGCCTGTAGATACTCGCAGGACGCTTATTGCGGTGGCTGCTGGGGCTGCCACCGTTGCTGTTGGTTCTCGCAAAATAAGGTAACAGCCTGGACTATATGTGTGAAGAAATTACTCTCTGAAATCCATGGTTTGACCTGGACTCTAGCCGGCACTGGAATGGTGCTGATTACGTTGTCAGGTTCTACAAGGATATTTGGGATACAAATCACGTTGGTCGCAATAGCGATTCATCTACTTGGTGCACTATTAGGAGATAAGAATGAATAAGGCAAAAGACATTGCAGGACGAATTGTAGCATTGTTCCTTACTAACGCTCTCGGCGTTGTAACTGGTGCTGCTGTAATTGCCCCTGATTTGGAAGTATGGAAGTCAGCATTGATTGCTGGTGCAGTGTCTATTTTCAAAGTTGTTGAAGGTCTTGCTAAAGCAAGCATCGATGGTGTTCTTACCAAAGATGAAATTGATGCAGCGTTTGGTGCTACCCCTAAGAAGATTGCAGCCAAGAAAGCAGCACTCAAGAAGGCATAATGGAACTAACCGACCTTCTCAACGAGAAGGAGTGGCGTAAGTGTAAAGGTCCAGAGAATGCAACCACCGATGAACTGGTGGCTGCCTTTTCCCACTTTTGTGCAAACTATTGGCACATTAGACATCCTGAGCGTGGTCGTATCAAGTTTGAGATGCGTGAAGCTCAGATTGAGACTGTGCGATGCTGGATTGAAGACCGATACACGATTGTGCTAAAAGCACGTCAGATTGGTTTTTCTACCCTTGCTGCTACTTTTACTTTTTGGGAAACATTCTTTTGGTCTGACCGATTTACCGTAATGCTTTCACGCACAGAGCGTGAAGCATCTAAGTTGCTTCAAAAGACTAAGTATGGTTACAAGATGATGCCGAACTGGGTTCGGCAGCGTGGACCTGACTTGTTGTCTGATAACCAGTTGAAGATGGTCTTTGCGAATGACTCCGCAATTGAGTCGTTGCCTTCTGGTAATGACCCTGCTCGTGGAGAATCTGTTTATCGAGTCTTTATTGACGAGATGGCGTTTATTCCTAACGCCGCTGAAGCTTGGGCATCTATTGAACCTATTGCCGACGTTGGTGGACGTGTTAACTGTTTGAGTACAGCTAATGGAGAAGGTAATATATTTCATGAGTTGTGGGTTGGTTCTCAAACTGGAAACAATCGTTTTACTGGAATCTTTTTTCCTTGGTCTGCTGGAGACCGTGACCAGGCATGGTATGACGCTAAGAAGGCAGACTTGCCTGATTGGCAGATGGCACAGGAATATCCCGATGACCCTGACGAAGCGTTTATCCGTTCTGGTCGTCCAGTGTTTGACCTTGAAGCAATACGACTTATTGAACCGATTGAGCCCGACCGTGGATATTTGAAGTCTTCTTCTGGTAGGAATAGTTATGACTTTTACGAAGACGGTGGAGCTTTGGCTATTTGGGATTATCCCGCGCGAGGCGAGACTTACGTCATTGGGGCTGACGTTGCAGAAGGCTTGGGCCATGGAGACTTTAGTTCTGCTCATGTTATTTCTGCTGATACTGGCATGGTTGTTGCACATTGGCATGGTCATGTAGACCCCGACATCTTTGGCGAAGAGATTCTGAAAGAGATTGGTTATTACTACAATCGAGCTTTGGTTGGGGTTGAGTCAAACAACCATGGTCTTACCACGTTGAAGGGTTTGCAGAGGTCTGGTTATAGGAACATCTTTCGTCAGCGAAAGATGAATCATCGTAATCCACAGATTAGTGAGACTATGGGTTGGAGAACAACCGCTGTGTCAAAGCCTTTGGCTATTGACGAACTCAATGCTGCTATTCGTGACCAGAGTCTTTCTTTGTATGACGGCAAGACTATGGCTGAATTACGTACTTTTATTCGTGAAGCCAATGGCAAGATGCATGGTTCTCCGCATGACGACAGGGTGATGTCTTTGGCTATTACTAATCAGATGTTGAAGTATGTTTGGTTGCCCGAATATCGCTCTGAGGATGCTCCCATGAAGAACACTATTGGTTGGTGGGAGAAGTACATAATTCGAGAGATTGAACCAGTTAATGCACGTATTGGTTCTTTTAACACGACCTTTCGTGATTAGTAACGAATTGCCTTAGTAGTTATGGAAGAATTTCGCTGTTTAGATTGCTTGTCAACATTTATGTCAGACGAACTCCCGAGAAGGGGTTCATATTGTTTCAAATGCCACATCAGGGGTATTAAGTGGGGCTACACCTACGGCAAAGAGGATTTTCATGGACCTACAGTTGTTGAGCGTCAACGTGAGCAGGTTCGTCAAGCAGAGGCTGCAGGTATAAAAGCCGAGCCAGTGGGAACACGGTGGGTGTGACGTGGAATCAGTCTGGGTTCCCATTGTCGTCGCAATCATCATGGGACCAATTGTCGTCGTATTACAACGACTCAGAAAAGAGAATACCGACCAGCACAACGAAGGGCGCATTTTATTACGGGTCATTGGTAATAAAGTGGACAAAATTGGCAGCAAAATTGATGGGCATATTGGTTGGCATGATGGTGTTAAAGACAGTGTTGGGAAAGAGGACTAATGGCTCGGACATCTAATCAGGAACTGATTACTCGATACCGTAAAAAGATTAACCAGTCTCGTCGTTGGCGAGAAGAAGAAAAATACGACGACCTTTGGCGTCGTATGATTGACATGTACCGCGGCAAACATTATGTCAAAGCTTCAGAGTCTGACCAGTTGTTGGTCAACATTGCTTTTGCGACAATCAACGTTATTGCACCAGGTGTCAGCGTTAACTACCCAAAGATTACTGTTAATGCTCGTAAGTCTGAACAGGCTCCGAATGCTGTAGTTACTGAAGCGATTGTTAACTATTGGTGGAGACATTACGAATGTCAAAAAGAATTTCGTCGTGCAGTCAAAGATACTTTGATTCTTGGTCACGGTTGGGTTAAGACCGGTTATCGTTTTGTTGAGAAGGATGTTGAGTACGAGGTTTCTGATGAACTTGCTGACAATACCCCTCAATCGATAAGTGAGTCTGCTCAGATTATTACTGAAGACCGTCCTTTTGTTGAGCGTATTTCACCTTTTGATGTGTTTGTGGATTCTGATTGCACATCAATGTCTGACATGCGTTGGATTGCTCAGCGTATTCGTCGTCCTTTGTCTGACGTCAAAAAGGACAAGCGATACAACTCTCTTGCTCGTAATGATGCTCAACCTAGCCACTATTCCCGTTATGGCTTGGATGGTGTCCGTGGTCGTGATTTGCCACGACCTTCTTCCGAACCTGAAGATACTTACGTAGAGATTTGGGAATACTACGATATTGATTCAGGCAAAATGTCTGTGTTCTGTGACGGTGGAGACAAGTTTCTTGTAAACCCTACAGAGATTCCTTTTTCTTTTGGACATCCTTTTGTTATGATTCCCAACTACGAAGTACCTGATTATTTTTACCCAATGGGTGAACTGGAAGCCATTGAGCCTTTGCAGATGGAATTGAATCAGACTCGTACACAGATGATGAATCATCGTAAACGATTCTCCCGTAAGTGGCTTTACAAAGAGTCGGCATTTGATGCCGACGGTAGGTCTGCACTTGAATCTGACGAGGACAACGTAATGGTTCCTGTTATCTCCGAAGAGAGCATCAACAGTGTTGTTGGTCCTATGCCGGCTGTTATTAGTCCGCCAGAGTTTTACAATCAATCTGAATTGATTTCTAGCGACATTGACCGTGTGTCTGGTGTTTCTGAATATCAGCGTGGTTCGTTGCCAGAGATTCGTCGCACAGCAACAGAAGCTGGAATTATCCAGGATGCTGCTAACGCTCGTTCTTCTGACAAGTTGGCTTTGATTGAGCGTTCTATTGCCGAGGTTGCTCGTCGTCTTGTTGCTTTGGCTCAAGAGTTTATGACTGGTGAGTCTGCAGTTCGTATTGCTGGAACTGGTGCAAAACAGGTTTGGTTGAACTTTGACCGTGACTATTTGCAAGGTGAGTTTGACTTTGAAGTTGAGGGCGGTTCTACTCAGCCAGTTAACGAGACTGTGCGACGTCAACAAGCTGTTCAGGTTGTTGATGCAATGGCTCCTTTTGTCAACACTGGGATTATTGATATGCCTAAACTTGCTGGTTATCTCTTGACTTATGGTTTTGGTATTAAAGATGGCGGTTCGTTTATTGTGCCACCTCCACCACCTGAGCCACCTGTTCCTCCTGCCCCTGAATTACAGATGCCACCTCAAGGCATGCCACCACAGGGAATGCCTCCTCAGGGAATGCCACCGCAGATGCCTCCAATGATGCCACAAGGCATGCCACCACAGGACATGGGTGCAGGATTACCACCAGAACTTGCATCACTACCTCCTGAGGTTTTGATGCAACTAATGCAACAAATGCAAGGTGGTGGTCAGATGCCACCACAAATGTAACGATAAATATATAACTATAGAGCAACCCCTTGAAAGGACTCCATGAGTGAAGTAGTAAGCAATGAACCAGCAGAAGAAGTTACCCCTGAGTTAGAAAGCGAAGGACAAGTAGCAGCTGCGGGAGAAATTGAAAGCCTAAGTGAGCAGGAGATTGAACTCCTTCCTGTTGACGAGTACGGCGACAAATATGTCGCTGTTCAAGTTAATGGCGAGGAAGTAAGAGTTCCTCTTAAAGAGGCGCTTTCTGGATACCAGCGTCAAGCGGATTATACCCGTAAGACACAGGAACTCAGCGAGCAACGGCGACAAGTACAGTTTGGTGGCGCATTGCAAGAAGCCTTGCAAAACGACCCAAAGGGTACTTTGGAATTGTTGAAGCAACATTACGGATTAGACGAGACACCTTTAACCCCAGAGGAAGAAGAACTCCAAGACCCGGTTGAGAAACAATACCGACAGTTAGAACAACGAGTGCAGGCTTTTGAACATCAAAAGGCTGCTGACGAGTTGGAGCGTACTGTTGCTTCGCTGCAAGCGAAATATGAGGACTTCGATGCAAACGAAGTTGTTTCTAAAGCTTTGGCTTTAGGTTCAACCAATTTGGAAGCTGTCTACAAACAAATTTCGTTTGACAAAGTGTACGAAGATGCGCAGGCTATTCGTCAAATCCGCTCTAAAGCGGCTTTGGATGAACAGACTCGCACTAGTGCAAAGCGTCAAGCTGGAGTTGTTAGTGGTGGCACAACATCGTCAAGTGCTGATGTTTCTGCCAAACCAATTACATCATTGCGAGAAGCATTTGAAGCTGCAAAGCGTCAACATGCTTAACGCTTAACTTAAGGAGAAAATTACATGGCTGCGAATAGCAACTTTGACAATCTATTAACAACAACCCTTGCGAACTATCGCAAGACCCTCACGGACAACGTATTTACTGCACGTCCTTTGACTTACGCCCTTATGGAAAAGGGTCGCATTCGTATGCTTAACGGCGGTACGAAAATTGTTGAGCCACTGATTTATGGTCAGAACTCAACTGTTGGTTCGTACTCAGGTTACGATTCAATTGCGCTTACTCCACAAGAAGGCATCTCTGCTGCAGAGTTTGATTGGAAGCAGTACGCTGCTTCGATTTCAATCAGTGGTATTGAAGAAGCTAAGAACAACGGTGAGCAAGAAATCATCAACTTGTTGGAAGCAAAAATCATGCAGGCTGAAGAGTCGATGCGTGAGTCTTTCAACCAGATGTTCTTTTCAAACGGAACCGGCAATGGTGGAAAAGACTGGAACGGCCTTGGCAACTTGGTTGAGTCTGGCAACACCGTTGGTGGCATTGACTCCAACACCTACACATGGTGGAAGTCTTACGAGGAAAACACTGCAACAGCATTGACTCTCGCACAAATGGCAACTGCCTACAACAGCGTTTCGGTTGGTAATGACCACCCAGACGTGTTGTTGACAAGTCAAACTTTGTTTGAGAAGTACGAAGCATTGCTTCAACCACAACTTCGTTACACGGACACTAAGACTGCAGATGCTGGATTCCAGAACCTGTTGTTTAAGGCCGCTCCAGTAATGTACGATGTGCATTGCACCGCAGGAACGTTCTACTTCCTCAACAGCAAGTACATCACTTTGGTTGGTCACTCGGATAAGTGGTTCTCACAGACCGCATTTATCTCGCCAGAAGACACAGATGCACGTTATGCGCTCATCATGTGCTACGGCAACTTGACTGTACGTAACCGTGCAAAGCAAGGCAAACTGACCTTAAAGACAGCCTAAGTTAACTACTAGAAAACAAGGAGAAATATTATGCCACTTACAGCAAATGATACAGCAGGTGCTCTTACACGCAAGCGTGTAGAGGCATGGGCTGCTAAAGAAGAAAAGGTAACTGTTGTTGCAGCAACTGATGCAGCAACCACACAATCAGCAGACACACTTGCTGGTGCTGGTGAAGTAGTTTACACGATGACGCCAACGGCTGGTCGTGCTTTGACTACTCCAACAGGTGCACAGTTGGGTACAGCATTTACAGACGAGGCGGTCGGTTCAAGTTTCCGATTCTCGGTTGTTAACCTTGCTGCATCTACTCATGCAATTACCTTGACTGCTGGTGCTTCCGGTGTAACGCTTGTCGGTTCGGCAACTGTTGCAGCAGCGGATTCAGCATCGTTTGTCGCAGTGTTTACTGCAGCAGACACGGTGTCAATCTACCGTAAATAAGTAATTTGAAATCGGGGGGTGGAAGCCACATTCCATCCCCCTTTTTCTAAGGAGAAAATATGCCATACAATTACAGTCAATTAGATAGTCATGCAAGTGCCACTCCAAAGTCTGGAACTGTTACAGCACCAGGTTTGTATGGTCAAAGTTCAACACCGGTTAAAAAAGACAAGAATTACAAAGTTCGTCCTAATTCGGATAAGACAGGAAAATAATTATGCCACAGATTCCAGACCCAAAACCAATGAAAAAGAAGTCAGCAGTCAAGAAATCAGCTGCACCTAAAAAGGCTGCTGCTCCTGCTGCGAAGATAATGAAACCAGCAGTTGCCAAGCGTGTATCAGACCGTAAGGCTTTTGTTGGCGAGAAGATGGCATCAAAGGGTATTGATGCCAAGACTGCACGTCGTCGTTTCTTTGTGCAGACTCGTGTTAAAGAGATGCAGGCGAAGGGTAAGACTGTTACTCCTGAAATGCGCAAGAACATGCAAAAAAGATTTGATTCAGGCAATGTTAAGCGTAAGGGTTTTGCTGCACCTAAGAAAAAAACTGGTGGAAGTCCAAAGCCAAATCCTCGCGGATACTAGTAGATAGGTAACAAGTTGGGCTATTGGTGATGAACCAATCAGCCAAACTTGCTCATACTTTATACGGGGAGCCAACTACTAAGCACTCCCGTCTTGCCCATGCAGAAGGCGCTCGTCTTGCTGCTCCATCAGGCCCTTATATTGGGCGTAATCGTTGCACAGCCAATGATGACACGTGTGAGGGCCCAAAGGCCCGTGGGACAGATTTCTGTATTGGACATTTAAGGAATAAGGGTCAGGCTTAATGGCAATAACACTTACAACATTACGTTCTCAGGTTAGGGATATGGCTGACCTTGATGAAACTGATTTGTCTAATTCTGTTATTGACCAGTTTGCTCGCGAGGGGTTCCAACGCATTTATGCGTTAGAACGCCGTTGGCCGATATTGCAGGAATCGTATTCGTTTAGCACTGTTGCTGAACAACGTGAATACTCTATATCTACGATTGGGGATATTCGGGAAATCATTTCTGTTGTGGATACATCAACACAGGGTGCCCGTTTGACTTTGATTGATTACAATGCTGCTGAAGACATTTGGTTGGGCAACCTTGATGTTTCGAGCCGACCATACTTTTACAGTTTTTGGAACAAGAAGATACAGTTGTGGGCTAAGCCTGACATTGTTTATCCAATGACTGTTCGTGCTTTTCGTAATCCGGTGTACACCTGGTTGGATGACACCGAAGAAGAGATTGATTTGGACGAATGGTTTCATGCCATTCTTCCTTACTTTGTTCTTGCTCGTGTTTATCAGCGTCAAGAGGACTCTGAGCTTTCTAATATGTACATGAAGTCGTTTGAAGAAGGTGTTGCTTTTGCTCGGCGCGACTTGATGAAAGCATCAAGCGCGCAGCCTGTTGTTATGTCTGGCGGTAAGGAGTACCCAACGATGCAACGTTGGTTGCAAACTCTCGGCAGGACCCTTTAATTGTGCCACAAATTCTTGTTACCAACCGGGATGACTTTACTGGAGGTTTGAACCTTCGTGCCGACCAGTTTCAGTTGTCTCCTAATGAGTCTCCTGACATGTTGAACATGGAGGTTGACCCTCGTGGTGGATTGTTTACACGTGGTGCTTATCGTGAGATAAACACTACTGCTGTGTCTGGTACTTGGGCTCCGAAGCGTCTTACTTGGTTTAAGGCTGCTACTCAGACATTGATGTTGACTACTGAGACACGTGTTTATACTTCTACTGGTGGTAACTTCAGTCTTCTAAATTTTGGACCTAGTGCTCCTGGTTCCCCTGTTGTGTCTGCAAGCACAGATGGGGCATCGTTAGCCCAGTGGGGCGACACGATGTACATGACTACTGGTAAGTCTGGTGTTGCAACATACAGTTGGAAGGTTGCTGATACTTATGCAACTGCTTTGACTCCATCTTCTCCTACTTGGCAGACTGCTCCTGCTACTGGGTTTTTCCCGAAAGCAGAACACACAATCCAGCATGCGAACAAGATGTTTGTTGCAAACGTGAACGAGAACGGTACTTTGTATCCGAACAGACTTCGTTTTTCTAATGAGGCTCTTCCTGAGTCTTGGAGTGATGCCGACAAGATTGATTTTAATGGTGGTGGAGATGGCATAACAGGTCTTGCTGTTGTTGCTGGGCATTTGGTTATATTTAAGCCACAGGCAATTTATGTTTTGTTTGGCTACGATAGTGCTGACCATCAGGTTGTTGAGTTGTCAAATGCATTGGGTTGTGACTCTCCAATGAAGATTGCGACATCTGAAAATGGTGTGTATTTTTATACACACACTAAAGGATTGTTTTTTTACAACGGTAGCACAGTCGTTGATTTGTTTCAGAACTTGAATGCCATATATCCAAGTGGATACATCAACGATGCTCAGACATCGAAGATATCTGTTTCTTATGTTAACCGTCGTGTTTGGTTGAGTATGCCGTACTCAAAACTAACTGCAGCAACAGTTGCCACCGTGAATTTTGTTTACGACCCATCTGTAACTGCTAGTGGTTCTTGGGTCAAGCATTCGTCTGGTGATGGTTATGGTCTTATTGGTGGTACTGATTTTGTCACAACATCTGGTGCGGTGAATCCTTTAATGATTCACCCTGCTATTCCTCGTGTTTTGCGTGTTGATGTTTTTACTTCGCAAAAGGATTTGCTTGCAACTGTTGAAACAAGTTTTGATAGCAACTATCGAACTGGTTGGGTTGATGGCAATAGTTATTCTATGAAGAAGATGTTCCGTAGACCTGACTTTGTTTTGAAGCAAGTCGATGCTCCAATAAGTTTGAACATTAAAGTCTTTCATGATTATGAAGAAGCTACTGGGTTTGAGCGAAAAGATATAAACGTTACTTTGCCGGCATCAACATCGGGTTTCGTTTGGGACACATCTGTTTGGGACACTGCAACCTGGGGCACAACATCTGTTGGTGCACAGGTTGTGCGAGGTTCTAATCTTGGTTTGGCTCGGTCTGTGCAACTATTGTTTACTGGTCCTGTCGGTAAAAAATGGGGTTTGGATAGTATTGCGTTTAAGTACAACAATCGTAAGGTAACTGGATGATTCAGCCACTTTCCATTCCTGTTGTTACTACTTTAAAAGGTGATGATGCTATTGCTATTCGTCAGATTGTTTCTACTTTGATTCAGTCTATTGATTCTTTGCGTCGTGATGTAGAGGCATTGAAGACTTCGGTTGCCCAGCAACAGAAGTCTTCTGTTAATAAGTTTGGAGCTAGACGTTAATGGCATTTAATCCAGCAGATTTTGCAGCTAAACTGCAGGCATACATTAGTGGATACAACAAGTCCAATGCTAATGCTTTGTATGACAATCAGACTTATAATCGCACAGCTTTGAAAGCTCTTGCGAATATGAACACTCAGTACGACAAACAGGCACCTCAGTTGGTGGCTGGCTTTGGACGTCGTGGTTTAAATAGTGCGAACGTCAAGAGTGGAGCGTTTTCTACTGCTATGCAGGATTTTGCTAAGCAGCGTGTTGATGACACTTCTTCTGCACAAACAGATATTAATGCTACTAATGCTAAGTATCAGGGTGACTTGGGTGAGCGCACGGAACAGTTGAAGGCTGATGAGGCTACTTTGAGGGCGCAGAAGCAGTATCAGATTGACGAGGATGCTAGACAGATAATGGGATATAGGGCAGGAGCGTATTCATGAGTGCAGATAGTGTAGATAGGAAGAGTAAGAACAAGGTTGTAGCAAAATTGCCTAAGTCTTCTACTTTGGGTGTTAGAGAGTACGCATGGAATCCAGAGAATGCACCACGTTCTGCCGATGCTAGCGAATCATGGAATATGCCTCGCATTCAGCAAGAGGCTGGACGCGAGCGTTTTAATTACAACACTGCTACACCTGGTCAGATTTTGGATTATAACACTAAATACAATATTAATACTCCTGTTGTTCCTCAGGTGGCACAGTTGCCAGGAGGCGGTGCAGGTGGTGGTTATGGTGGTGGTGGTGGTTCTGGTTCGGGCAATGCTGCGATGATGAATGCTATCAAGCAGTACGGCAGAGCCGGCGAAGCTTCTGCATGGGAGAATTACAACAACGGTATTAATAATATTAATGCTGGGTACGATACAGCTCAGGGCATGGTTAACTCTGGTTATAGCGACCTTAACAAGTATTTGACTACCAATCAGGTTAATCCTTATGCTGGTTTACAGCAGGCTGTTAGTCCTGTTAACAACGCTATGGCAAACTATTTGAGTGCTTATGGTGTTTCTAATGACCCTGTTACTCAGCAAGTTCAGGCTTCTCAGATTGCAGGTCAGCAGAGTGCTGATTCGTTTAATCAGTTGCAACAGTTGATGTCTGCCAACCAGTTGGCAAATAATCAGTCAAACATTGATATTGCCAAGTTGGCACAGAATTACGCTACAACAGGTCTTGGCGCTCAACGTGCTGGTTATCAGGCTAATGCGGAGACTGCTCGTTCTGCTGCGATGTCTGACTTGATGCAACAGATACTTAAAGCCAAAATAGATGCTTACAAGTAACAAAAGGACTAATTAGTATGGCTGAAGAACAGATTCCATATCAAGATTATTCCCGTATGATTGCTAATATATTGGGTTCTAAGGGTGGTTTTGACTTCTCTTCGTCTTTGATGGACCCTGTTATGCAGTATCTAAATGGTACCTATCAGGCGGCTCCACAGTTTACCGAGGATGATTTGTATAATCGTACTGCTCCTACTTTTCAGTGGGCTGGTGCTGAGCCTCAAGATTCTTCTTGGTTTCAGGCGGCTAAAGCTATTCGTCAGGGTATTAATCCCTTTAACATTAAGCGTGACAAGAAGATGCGCGAAGCATCTGGTATTAGTCCTGACGAGTGGACATCTTTTGTTGATTCTTTGATGAAAGAAAATCAGTCTGTCAAAACTGCGATGCTTGACCAGGGTATGCAGCAAGACCCATTTCAAAAGATGGGTATGCCTGGTGCAAAAGAATCCTATGCTGACTTGGACCAGTTTGGTGGATTGAAGAATCAGGATGCTGTTTACAATGCTTCTCCACAGTTCTTTGCAGATTTGTTTTCTAAACTTCCAGAGCAACGTACTGCTCAGAATTTGAGTGATGCAAAAGTTAATGCCAAGTATGGTGGTAATGTTTATGCTTCTAGTGATAAGGATAAAATGGCTGCTTTGATGCGGGATGCCGGTGATGAGCCTTTTTCTGTAATTGAGCAACAACAGTTGGATTTATACAAGAGACAACCTCATATACAGGCTGAAATGATTGAGAGAATGCGACGAAGTTCTGCTCGTCGTGCTTTGGGCAAGGCAGGTACTAATAAGGTTGTTGACAAGCGGGCTACTGCTGCACGTGGTGCTTATGCCCAGGCTCTCAAGGATGCCATGGGCCGTACTGCAGGTACGGCATCTGATACACTTCGCCTTGCTGATGATGCTAGCCAACAACTTGTTGCACAGATGATTGCACGAGGTCAGACACCACTGAAAGATGCGTTGCTAAATTCCGCTATCTTGAAGAAGTCAACCAAGAATGGTAACTGACAAAAAAACTCCATTTAGTTTAACTGAGAAGTTGGGAGCAGTTGCTTCTGTGCGTAACCGTACACCTTTGCCACCTTTGGAGTCTGTTATGACTCCGAACTCTAGAACAAAGTTTATATTGAAGTCGCTTGATGCGACTCCCTATAATCCAGACGATTTGTATACCCCCCCAGAACCTGGTGTTGGTGTGAAAGCTTTGAAACATTTGCTTATGCCTTTACAGGGTCTTCAGACACCGCTTCGTGCAGTCGTTTCTGGTGTCCGTGAAACTGTTGACCTTTTGGATACTGACCCTAATACTAAAGCTTCATTAGGTGATTTTGTAAATCAAACAAAACAAGCTGATTTTGGTTTTGGTACTGCTTTTCCGATGAAAGGTTGGGCTGGTCGTGTTGTTGGTTTGGTTGGTGACATTGCCTTAGACCCTTTGACTTGGGCGACTTTGGGTGGCACAGTTCTTGCCAAGGGTGCGATTAAGGCTTCTGGAGCGCAACTGTCTCACTTGATTGAAGGCGGAGTTTACAATGCCACTGCTGACCAGTTGGCTAAGGTTGGCGTCACAAGATTGGGTGAAGACTTGTTTGAGACTTCTGCTCGTAAGGCTTTGTTTGGTGTTAAGGCTTCTGGACGTGCTGCTGCCAAGACTGTAATTGGTCGTGAGGGTAGAGAGAAGCTTGCTTCTTTTACTCAGCAACGTATGCAGTGGATGAATAGGACTGGTGTTGCAAAGTTTTCTAAAGAAGAAATAGCATCTGCTTATAAGAACATTGCATCTCAAGGCAAGCAGGCTCTTCCTGATATTATTTCTAAAGAACTTGGCATCAGAGGTCCTGGTGTTTATTACTTTGGTAGTCGTGTTAAGGTTCCGGGTACTGA